CTAAAATATACGAACTATTTAGTTAAAAAATTTCACCTCACATAAAGTGAGATTACAAAAACCTAAATAGTTATTAATAAAAGCACTTTAATATGCAAAATGTAAAACTTGTTAAAACAAGAACACCATCGATTCGTCCGATAGTATTTTTAAAATATAATATGAAATGACATAGTGTCAAACTGGGGAAAGGGAATATTACGCAGCAAGCGGAATCCCAGAATAGACATAGAAAGTTGGAACGTTGAGAAAATAATGCAGGTTAAAATCTGTGCCTGCTGCAACATAAGTATACACCTGCTGTGCCTCGTTGGCTGTAACAGAATTTCCCCAATCAGCCTCAACAATCAAAGAATCCAACAAAGATGCATCTTTAGTTTGACCAAAATTAGCGTAAGCTGTGTGAGTGGAACAGAATTTAAATGGACTCATATTAGGGAGCTGAACATTCAAACCACTCTGTGTATTAGCATTTATCAAGGAAGACCCTGCCCGACCAGATGGTCTAGTAGTTATTACCTTGGAAAAGCTGCTACCAAGACTGGTTGTGCCCACAGTACTCACATCAACGGCTATAGAAGCATAGGTACCCGTAGCTCCTATGTTGTCTCGAACAGCGCGAAAAGTACCCATCACCTTTGTCTGTGAATTCAAATTAAAAGTCCAATTGGTTGATCCTCTATACACTAGAAAAGCAGGCGATAAATAGGCCAATAATGTCATTGCACACCAATTGTAAGGATAACTTGTTGCAGTTGTCACAAGACCCTTTGCCAAACCATAACCGAAATCACAATATCCAGGAGACATAGGCATCTTAAACACCTTTTTCCTAAGAGTAGACAAAGAACCTGCCGCAACTGATGGATTAAAAATTTCCATTGTGTGCAAATCATAACGTCTCAACAATTGGCGCATGGAAAGTATACGCTCACCATAGTGTACCAAATATTGTCTATCATCTGGAGTACCAGTGGGACCCAATGGAAACGGATCACCTTCAGAATCCTCAGTAAATTCCTCACTCTGTTGAGCATAGTAGGAAAGAGACTTAGTCGGGTCTATTTCTGTAGGATTAGCCAATTCAAGATCTTCACCCGCTCGCACATAAACCTGTATATCAACCGTTGAAGTAAGTTCAGGAGCAGTGAGAAGATTAAGTACTCGCACCACTAAGAACCCATTATCATACAATGCGTCATAATTCCAATTGGCAGTACTACTTGTAGACCAGTTCACATTAGCACTGGTTAAACCAGGCCGCAATGTTAAAAACTGCGTTGCCTGTTGAAATGGGACATGAAACTCAACATCCTGTGTCTCACCTATATCAATAATAGCAGTATGCACCACACCACTAGTGGCAGTAGAAGAACCTATATTCTGTGAGGCATAACCGCTAGGATCGAAGGCAACAAGCAATCTCCCTTTGTGATACTTGGAGGCCACAATGTGAAATCTGAATATGATAGTACCACGCCAATGATCAAAACAATTTGAAACATAGGCCATAGGCGTCATATAAAGCTTACTTGCAGCAGGAGCAGCTACTGCCTGAATATCATACATAATTGGATTAACGCGCGTTTGAAACAAGATTGTATCGACCGAACTACTAGTAGTCCAGGTGGCCTTAGTCAACCAGGATTCTCGCTTAACCAAAGATAATATAGTAAGTTCATCCTCCCCAGAAGGAAGTCCCACTATACGGGGATCTACAGATAATTCACACTTAGGATCAGTAGTAAACTTTTCAATAGGATAGCCTATATCTGCAGATGCTAGTTTTGGAAATTGTTCGTTCCGCACGGGTTGTGTATCAGCTATAACCGGTACATTAGTAAAACCAAATATGCGAGCAATAGATGAAACAGCTCTAGCCCCGATTTGAGTAGCAGTAGCAAAGGGTCCAATGATAGGGATATCGACGAGCGCTCCTGCAGCACTTGCAATAGCACTGGCAGGTTTAGAAATAGGACCATCACCATATTCATCGGACTGCGCAGCATAACCAACACTAGCTCCAGAAAGCTCAATATTATCCACCCAACAATAGGTAACTATTGAAATACCTGCACCACTAACTCCATTCGCACTACGTAATCGGGACCAGATTATATACTCTATTTGTCCTAGATCACGAAATTCAGTAGAAGATTGCACATTAAGCCAATTGGCAGGCCAAATGAAAGGTATTGTCATTTCATAGGAAGATGTTTGGCCAGGCACAATTGTTAGGTGGGGTCGCGTAGACGTAGGAATAAAATATCTAGTACCAGAATCCGCCACTATTGTACTTGGTGTAAAAAATTGTAAAGGTTGACTAACAATCTTCATCATACCATAATAGAACGGTGACGCAGTCAATTGGATCTTGATTTTTAAATCACCTCTAAACCAAGAGTAGTTGTTGAGCTTATTTGCGACATACTGATTTTGAGCCCAAGCCCTCCAGGGTGTTATCAAGCTTATAGTACCCTCAGGCGCAGATTCAAGCCATGTAAAAGAACTAATGCGAACAGGTCGGGAAAAGAAATCGGAAATAGATGTATCCAATGTCATATCCTTAGAGGAAAAAACGTGATTACCTGCTATGCTTCCTACAGCAGTAGCTGTATTACTATCAACAAAAGTAACGATAGATTTCTTAGTAATAGCGCTATCATCTGTGTAATCGGACTGTGGAACATAATCGTCACCAAAATATTCCATCAACACTCTAATAGTCGTGGGGCTCAATAAGGAGGCATTAAATTGTTCGTTGAATGGGTCAACGTCACCCTCACACACCGGGTAAGGAACGGGCAGCGGTTCAAGGACCACTGCACACCCTGTCAATCTTCCACAGGATTGACTACCTCTATAATTGTTTTGAACTTAGTAATACAACCGCATAGCTAGTTAGGCTACACGGAGGTGCCCTTTATTTTAACGTGGTTAGGCTTCCACGGATTTAGATGCGGGTTTACTCCCAGGTGTTAGTGTGTGTTTAGCTCTAGAGTAATTGGACCCGGGAGATGGCCTTAGCCTCATCTCCCGATCTGATCCAAAACTCTTGAACTAACGATTCATAAGAGGGAAAGGTAGAATCCCTAACCCAATCTTCGAGACTAGCCTCTATGACTATATCTCGGAACATTTGCTGTTTAGCTTCGAACACATCCTTACCATGAAAGAAATATTCGCGCTGGGCAGTCTCAATGACGCACATAGAGTGCGCCTGAGGGCAAAGAGAAGGACTACGCACACATGTAGTCAGCATCTTGTCGAATGATGTATTATCCAAGGGTCCCACAACTACACCGATATGCGGGTCATACCGGAAGGATCTCTTCAAAAAAGTCGCCTGGTCAATAGATATGTATGGTACACTCTCTGAATCCTTATCTGCCATGGTGTACTCCACACCTATGAACTTAAGTGCAAAAGCAATACGAGTATGATTGAACTTAAGGCACTCGGGAGAAACACTCATGAGATTGTCATCACCATATGTGGATAGCTTAACAAACTCTTGAAAGGTACTGACCTCCTTGTCACTTACGAGGTGGTATGCATACCTCATGTACAAGCTATTCACGAGGCAATTGATAATGACTGTGAGAGGATGACCAGATGGATTACCCTGAACCTCTAAGTAATCACCATTGAAATCAACCTCAAAGTATGCAGTATCAGCAGCAATGCAGTGAAGGACTTGTATATCGAGTGGATCCCATCCAGCTGCTTTCGCCATGCGTATCAGAATATTAAAAGCTGAAAGAACAAATATGGCAGCCATCTTCTTATCAAAGCACTTATAGTCTCCACCCACTAAGGTCTCCTTTCCGAATGTTGTTACATGCTTATATAAATCGTCCCATTCTTTCGATTGAGCGACAATACCAGGCATAGCCTCAAAAACATATGGATTGTTCTGAATGAGTCGAATGTGGGACAAAAAGAAACGTCTAACAGTAAGCATCCAAGCAAATTCACCCCCAACAAAAACTCGAGTCTTACCAGATTTAACCTTGGGCAATGGCATAGGATCATCCTTTAAATGCGCGCAAAATTGAGGATGAAACCTCTTCCCTCGTGCATACGTTTGCTCAATAAGAGTTATTCGATCCTTTATGACATCATCCAAATGTGTAATCCGACCAGTGTCATCAACAGTCATAAAATGTTTCTTAGAACGTTTAAATGGATTACCTGCACTGGTAGACTTGTTAATCTGATCAACATACGTAACTCCTTCAGCACCATTAAGTGACACATCAAGCGAGTACACCTCAAGTGTGCCCAACTTGTCACCTACTCCGCGCATAATATCCTCGAAAAAAGCGTCCTCGCATCGTTTTATAATAGCGCTGTCGTATGTATGAGGATGAGCAGTCATATCCTTGATAGCCAAATGCCATGGACGCCAATCCATGGCAGGAGGACCATAGGAATCATCATATCCTCTGGCAACAATGTTACGATGGATGTATGTGCGAGTGACCTTAGACTTGTGCTTGGCACGGTACCCTATAAAACTACCAATAACTCCAGCAGTTCCACTTTCGAGAAATCTAACACTGGATTTTTGGTGTACAGGGCCTAATTTGCGCTCAAAGCCAGGTGCACTAATGTGCAATTCGCCACATTCGACCTGCGGGGAATAATCACCTGCCACAGTATCTAAAATACGCTGGGAGATATGCTGTAAGAATACTTTACCAGTTTTGCCACAAGTATGACTACCTAGCAGAACTTGAGAACCATTTATATCAGCCAGACAAATTGATCCACAATCACCATTCTGGGTATCCACGTTGACCTTACCGTGATAACCAGGTACTCCAAAAACTGGGCAAATTCCATGGTGTAAATTGTTGATAGGCAAGTGAGTAACAGTACCACCTCTATCTCTCATAACATATTTACCCACGTAGTATCCATCTATGACCTTATCCTTGGGAAAATAGGGAACAAGATTAGAACCCGGGGGTATAGCTCTGATCTCAATAACAGCCAAATCTGCATTTTTCACGTATCTAATATCCGAGGAGGAAATAGAAATTCCATGAACATTACGAGAAACATTCTGAGAACAGTCTTCCAAAAGTACATCGATGGTTCCACCTCCACCTTTGTAGGCATGCTTATTGAAGATCCACAAATTACCCTTGAAATTGACAGCTGTTGTAGAGAAAACCTTTCCCGGGTAGTCCAATAGTCTGATATTGAATCTAGCCGTAGACTTGGTGAGTTTCTTCAGGAGAATGTCTCCCTGAGCACACTTGGACTCACCAGAAATGTCAACAGACGTTGGTTTATATGGATCGTGATAATAGAATGTAGGTTTCTCATTCACTTCCGGCTTGGGCACAACACCAACAGATACCTGTGATTTCATGCTTTCTCCTGACCAAAGCTTATAAATAGAAACAACAACAGCAGCACTACTCAAAAAACCAATCAAGTACCTGAGTGACTTGTTACTGTACACAGTCTGGTGAAGAGTGTGGCCCGCCAAACGGAAGATCAAACGAGCACACTCTAGATCTGTTGAACACACACATCTTGCAATAGTGAGTTTCCACAGATCTCCATACCTCCACATACACCAGTATGCAGTAATGACCCAAACATACTTGTATCCATAGCAACTCAGTACTGAAAATACTAGATAAACCAAGAAAAGGCATTTGGGGCTGATAATAGCAAAGTGGAAGAGGCCAAAAAACCAACAAGAGATGAGACAAAAGAAAGCGTATCTAACATCCAAAGATAAGTCTGACAGAAAATCAAGATCGTTGGTCTGATGCTCAAGCACCTTGACAGCAACATAGAGCTTACACTTAAGATGAGGAGACAAGTGCTGGCTCCTGAGAAATTCAATAATATCAGGAGCAGGAATTGTCTGTTCGGAATTCTCAATGGTGTCGGATACAGGAGTAGCATCTTGCTCAGAACTCTGTGGTACAAAGCACACGCAAGAGCTTCTTGGTCTGTAGCACACATCACAAACATCAACGTTCATCATAGTTGAATCGGCTGCCTTTGCCTTGACCTGAGAAGCATCATGCTTTTTAGCTTCCTCTATGTACCATACCAGAAAATCATCAATCTCAATAAACTCGGCTACAACATCATATCTCGTGCACTGATTGTCGCAGTCTCGATCGGATGCAGGTACAGGGATAGAAACTTGAAAATTCCAAATATTCATGTACTTACCATCCTCAGTGATGGGGATTTTCACTGAATCTGCCATTGTACCGAATTTAGAGTATTCAGGCTTTATCTTAGCAGTAACAACATAGCTCATACGACGGGCAACTGCAAATGGACAAGAGAAATAACTATGCAAGTTGAGATGTTTGCAATTCGTGGTACCTATCAGTAGTTCTGCACGAATAGGGGTTCGACCCTTGTCGCACAAATCGGCCTGAGGGGGCACATAAGCAACAGAATTCTTCACTTGCAAAAGCTCTTTCAAAGTCGGATCTACCTCATTGTTTGGTCTTAAAAATGCTATATCATCCATAACAATGCACCATTGGGTAGAATTGAAACCAGACCAAAATTCGTCCGTTGGGCATCGAGTATACATGTAATCGGCTGTAGTGGGCAAACCAAAAATCTTCCCATAATGGTAAAATAATATTTGCTTCAATTGACTCTTACAGATACTAGATGCCCCGTGAATGAGTATGCCAAAAGGATCCTTGCGTGGTTCCTGGGCGGACTTACGAGTAATTTCGGCACTTTCGCACAGCAGCAGCTCGTTGAGCAAGCGTTGAATAGACATGCGCTCGAACTTCTGCAGTCCAACTGTAAATTTGGATATGGCCTTACCTTTCTCAATATTGTCCTTCAATTCATTGAGATACTGAAATCTACAAATCCCATGCGGCTCGGGATTGGATAGCAAGCGTGACTCACGAACTAGTCTTTCAGCATCACAGATCCATTTCTCATATGAAGCCCCTGTGTGAAAGATAGTGAGAGGGTCACCCGTCTTGAAGTATTGCAGTCCTCTATCACAAACAAAGCACACAGTATCCATCATACAATGAAACATGTCCACACCTGGCTTGTGCGTTCGCTTTATTGCTTCGGCCTCAAACTTAGAAAAGTTACAACTATCAAAGTCGATATTAACGCCTTGAAGAAGACCCAAAGATAGAACATACAAGGAAAACTTGTACAACTTCTTATAAATGGCAGTCTCTTTCAATTTGTCATACATACCAAGATAATAGCGTGCTTCAGCAAATATGTTGTCATGCTCTCCAGATTGAGGAGAATAACTCATCCTGTCCAAAACGCTCTTCTCAATCTCTTGATAAGTATCGTCGTACTTGGCTTTAACACCCTCGCTGGTTGAGCACGTACGAAACAAATCGGAAGCAACGCATATGAGAGTGGAGGTGAATCGCAATCTAGAGCCTCGCAGTTTGCAAAAACCAACAATCGCTATGTATCTGTCCAGAGTGTTCCTACTGAGGAGCAAGTGGTGTGCCATGAGGCATACATCTTCAACCAAATTAACATGTTCCTTGAGATAGTTAGGAACATTCAAATAATGTTCTGCAAAGGATTGTCCACGATGACTACCTTCATAGAGCCATGAATGAACATTACTTGCTCGTGACATACAATCG